TGCACGGTGTCCATGCAAGGGATCGCGATCACTGTCTTCATATTTTCCATCCTTTCTTCCCTTCCTTTGCAGAAAATGCCGGAGCGGGCAAAGGAAGTTAAATCCCGCTCCGGCTATCCAAAGCGCGTCCGCTAAGGATTGTTATCAGGTTCCCGTCGATTCCGGGTTCACCGTGATGGTGTACTTGTTGCTCTCTGTCCCCTCTGTCACAGTGATCTCTACGGCGTTCTCACCTTCCGCCCAGGTCATGGTGTACTTGCCGTCACTGCCGGCGGTGACTTCAACATCGTTCAGTTCCACGGAAACCGCCGCGCCGTAATCCGGCACAGCCGTCAGCTTGTTGGTGGCGTTCTCCGTGGTCGCGGTGTATTCCGTCACAGCCGGATCGAAAGCGGGAGTCAAAGCCGCGCTGCCCAGCGAGAGCTGTTTAAGGGCAGCCGTTACGAGTCCTGTTCGCAGCGGACGATGCCGATGCCCGTGGGCTTGCCGTCGCACAGGGCCATGCCGCGGAACACGGTGGAGCCGGTGCGGAAGCCGATGGACTCGTCACGGTCTACCGCGACGTCCTTGCCGAAGTTCAGCACATAGCCTTCCTTCAGGTCGCCGAAGTAGATGTCGGTGCTCGCGTTGTCGTCGATGATGACCGGGAAGCCCAGCACGTTGTAGGCAGCGGGGCTGCCGACGTCGGTGTTCACCACGCGCACGTCGCTGGAGCTGTTCAGGCTCTTGACGCCCTGCCAGAAGGTCTGCCGGCTCATCACGAAGGAAGCGTTGGGCAGGTATTCGCTGGGCAGTTCGGCCACGATGTTCAGCAGATCGCCGTAGGTCACGCCGGTGCTGGTGTAGTCGGTGGTCATGGCGGTGATGGTGGCCAGGCCGGTCAGGGTGTTGGTGCCGGTGCCGACGATAACCAGGTCCGCGATCTTCCGGAACAGTTTGTTCGCCAGGCGGTCGACCAGCCAGTCTTCAAAGGCGGGCACGGCCATCGCGGCGACGTCCGCGGTGATCTCGATGGTCTTGATGATCTTGTAGATGCCCAGGTTGACTTTCGCCAGGGAATCGGCGGAGTCGGTGGCAGCGGAGCCCATGGCCACGACGGCAGCGTTGTTCACGGTGCCTTCAACGGGCAGGACCACGGTGCCGGGGATGTGCATGACGTCGATGGCGTTCAGGATCGGGTAGAGCTCCAGCTTGCCCCAGATCTTGTTTGCGGTCTCCTGGGGAATGGCATACTCGCCGTGGCTCAGCGCGTCACGCTCTTCAGCATTCAGTTCCTTGTGCTGCAGGTTCCGCAGGAAAGCGTCCCTGTATTCAGGGGTGTTCACTTCATAAGACATACGTTTTTCCTCCTCAATGATCTTTTTGCCGTCCATCTTGGCGGCTTCTTCTGCCTTCCGGGCCTCTTCGGCCGCGGCGGCCTTGCGGGATTCGATTTCCTGGTCGATGGCGATGATTTCGGCCTTCCTGGCTTCCATCTCTTCACCGTTCAGCGCGTCCCGCGTTTCAGGGGTTTCCATTTCGGTGATCAGCTCATCCTTGCGGGCCTGCAGCTGTTCGCCGTTCAGTTCGGAAAAGTCAAACATTACTTTTCCTCCTTCCGATAGTTTTCCAGCCACTCCAGCACCGCCGTCCGGCGTTCCTGATCGGCTTCTCTGGCCCGATCCTCTTCCAGCTGCTTCCTTGCGCTCTCCAGCGAGGCCCTCGCGCTCTCCAGCGCGGAGTCTTCGGAAGCCGCCTCCAGGCTCGTGCCCTCATACGCCGGGAAGGTCACCGCGGAAACCTCGAACACCCGGCTGATGGAGGTAATCCTCCGCAGCGGCTGCTCGCTCTCCAGGTCTTCCCAGCTATCCTTATCCACCGTGAACATGAAGGACATTCCGGAAATATCCCCACGTTTCACCGCGGAATAAAGCTCCCTCGCCCGCGTGTTGTTCTCGATGTCGAGATCCACGCGGATATCCATGCCCCTCTCGCTCACCGACAGCTGCATGGTGCTGTTCTCGTTGTTGTTCCGGCTCCGTGCCAGCGGGATCCCGGTCGTGTCATGCCCCACCAGGAACCGCACGTCCCGCAGGTCCGTGTTGTCCAGGGCGCCTGGCTCGATCATCTCCCGGATCCATCCCAGGTCCGTCACCTGGTTGAACACGATCGGCGTGCCCGTCAGCCGTCCGGCCAGTTCCTCTTTGCCGGTTTCCTCCGCCCGGATCTCGAACTCCAGGCTGCGGATTTCCTTATTCATCACTGTTACCTCCGTTCTGTTTGCCTTCGTCCACGAAGTAATACTCACCGCGCGCCGGCACATGCTCGCCGATCCCGTCAGGCAGAGGCTCGTAGTTGAACAGCGCCCGGATCTCGTCGATGGTCAGGATCCCGCGGTCGCCCAGCTGCTGGGCCATCGAGATCTTGGAACTGATGTTCATGTACTGCAGCCGGTCCCCGGCGAAGGTGATGGCGTTCCCGCCGTTCCGTTCACGCTCAGTGAAGACCATCCGGGTCAGTGCGTCGCTCAGTTTGATGGCGAAAGGCTCAATCGCGCCATTATAAAAGGCGTCGAGCTCATCGCCCGTCGCCTCGTTCCGGATCACCTTTTCGCTCACGCCGAAGTAGTTTTCCACCGACGTCTGGATCATCTTCATCTGGTCGGCGTCCACCTTGTAGCCTTCCTGCTGCAGCTGCTTCACGTTCGTGAACTGGTTCCCGAACAGCAGGAGCCCGCCCCCGCCGGTCTGGAAGTTGTTCTTGTCGAAGCGTTCCCGCTCTTTCCGCAGGTCCTCGTCGAATGCCTTTCCCGTCAGCTGCGCCATGAACCGGTAGGTCGCGCCGTTTCGCACGCCCTCCATGATGCCCTGGTTCACCATGTTCACCAGTTCCATGGTCGGCATCAGCGCCGTGTTCGACTCCCCGAAGATGTCATCCTTCAGCTGGTGCTTGGTGATCACCGCGCACCGCCGCAGCGGGATGCTCCGCTTCTGTCCGCCGTTGAAGGTGTACTTCAGATAAGGCTCGCCGCCCCGGTCCACCACCTCGCAGCTGGATGGCAGCGCCGGGAAGTATCCGGTGACCTCGCCCAGCTCGTCCAGCAAAGGCACGACGAACAGGTTGTTCTGCACGTCGTAGATGTTCGAGCAGCGCTCCAGAAACTGGGGCCAGGTGTACCACGGGTTCGGGGCCGTCTTCGTCGCCGTGTAGAGCTTCTGCCTGGCGGTCCCCACTATCCGGTACTGCAGCTTTCCCACGTGCCGGGCCTTCGCGTCCACCGCGGCCCGGGCCAGTTCGCTCTCGTATATCTGCCCGCCCCAGCTGCGGAACACCGGCTGGTACGCCGTCAGCGTCTGGAATCTCGCGTCCGCCGGCGCGCTCTTCGGCGCCCTGCCGAAGATCCTCTCAATCAGTCCCATTGTTCTCACCTCTCGTCTCAAACTCCACAATCGGAGTCCCGTCAACGTTTCTCACCGCGTATTCCGGATTTTCTGTTGCCTTGCACCGCGCAAATGATTTATTGCTGTTTAAGTAAAAGCACATTGTTTTTTTGCATGGCTTGTTTTTGTCCGGATCGCACCTGTAGAACTTTTTTCCCATCGCGGTTACCTCACGTTGCTCAGCTGAGTCTGCAATTCCTCATAGTAGTTATGCCGCATACAGATGGCGTCACTGAGCGCGGCCATGCCGTCAATGTGCTGCTTTGCGCTCATCTTGATCAGCCTCCGCCGGTTCGTGCCTTCTTCAAATTTGAGTGCCGCATCCAGCATGTGCACCTTCATCAGGTCGTTGTCATTAATGCACCGGAGGCGCCCGTCCTTGATCATGCCCTCCATGTCGATCAGGACGCCCGTCAGGTTGCTGCCCTGGCTGACCGATTCCAGCGAATAGCCCAGGCTTTCCATCTCCTGGCACCAGTACGCAGCCGAATATCGGTCATATCCGACCTTAAGCGGCAGGATCTCATACTCCCGTTCCATCGTCTCGAACCAGGCCGTCACATCGTGGTAGTCCACCGTGTTCTCGCCGGAGACCGTCAGCAGGCCGCGCTGCCTGTAGATCTCATACGGCAGGCCGTCCCGCTGTGTGGCTTCCTTGACCTTGTTCGCCGGCATGAAGAACATCGTGTCGAACCAGCTGACGCCGTCCTTCTCGATCACGATCACCGCGGCGGTCAGGTCAACCGCTAAGGAAAGGTCGACGCCGCCCAGCGCGTAGCTATGCCGGAAGTCTTCCAGCGTCAGATCGTTCCCGAAGCACTTTTTCACATCCTGCGCCGTCAGCCATGCCTGGCTGGAGTTCTGCTTGATGTTGCAGTATTTTGTGATGAACTCCCGCTTTTTACTGAGTGATTCGTGCGCCGTGTCGATCTCTTTGAGAATGAACTTCACGCCCACGCTTTCTCCCAGGCCCGGCAGACTCTTCCGCAGCTCGTTGATATCGTCCCATTTGTCGATATCGTCTATCATGTACAGGATCGGCAGGATATGGCATTCTCTGCTGTTCCCGTTCAGGAACGCCGTTCCGCGTTTGAACAGTTCATCATAGATGCCGTCATTCTCATAACCGGCAGAGCTGATTGCCAGCCCCAGCGGCTCCCGTCTCGCGCCGGTACCGCTGACCATTACCTCCCACTGTTTGAGGCCCCTGTCAGCAGGTGTCCAGGATGAAACCTCATCCGCTACCCATCCCATCGGGTTATATCCGTCGCTTTTCTTGTCCGTGAACGGCAGCTTCCGGATCATCGTGTTTGTCTCTTTTATGTAGAGGCCCCGGCTCTTTGTGCTCTTCGTCCTTTTCTGCAGATCCGGCTCATGGTTCACGTTGTATTCCAGCGCACTGAAACACAGATCCGCCTGATCAAGTTTCGGTGCCAGGAAATAGATCTCTGATCCGTATTCTCCCGTGTATGCCAGATAGGTCATCACGCCTGCGGCCACGAGCGTTTTCCCTTGCTTTCTCCCGACCACAAACATGCACTCCGTAAACTGCCTGATCCCGTCTTCGTCCACAATCCCGAACATGGCGGAGATCGCTGCCCGCTGCCACAGACTCAGTTGGATCCGTGCCGGCGCCAGCTGTCCCTTGTAATGGTGGCAGAACTTCTCAATGAACCGGATCGCGTTCGACGCCTTCCGCTGATCGTAAAACCATCGTTTGCTTTCCAGCCCGTCAACCAGTACCTCATACAGCATCCTGATCCATTTGCCGGCAACGATACTCCCGTCTCTGATTCCCTGATAATATGCCAGGATTGCATTTTCATCGTTCAAGCGCTGCCCTCCCCGCCAACGATGACCGTCAGCCCTTTGTTACAACCGGAACTCACTCAGGCCGTCCACCTCATCCGGCTTCTTTTTCCCTCTCTTGATGATGATGTCTCCCATGATCCCAAGTGTCCTGTTGGCACAGTCCACGTGCTTCGGGATTTCCTGGATCAGCGGATGCACGCAGACGTTCTGCCGGCCCTTGACGTACTCTTTCTCGACCGTCATTCCGTCTTCGTCAAGCTGAGTCCGCATCCTGGCTATCAACTCGACTTCCTCCGCGTATGTCATCGCCGCTGCCTTGTAGTCTTCATCCTTATCGACCTCGAATATCTTCCCGAACTTCAGCAGCTTCCTGTAACTTGATACAGCTTTTGCCAATTTCTGACCCCTCCGAAGAAAACACAAAAACGTGCAAAAAATGCACGTTTCTCGCGGTAAAAACCGCCGATTCTCTATCATTTTATTGGCCGCTGAACCTTTCCAAAAACCCCGTGCGCACGCCTGAGAGCTCTTTTCCGAAC